TCATGCGGTGATCGTCGCGCTGGTGACGCGGTTCTGCCCACGCATCACCACGGTACCGGGCAGCATCGCCCAGTTGCTGCCGACGCTGATGGCCTACGAATGGATCGGGAAGACGTGCAGGCAGGTGCTGGAAGACATGTCTTCCATGTCTGGCGGCGAATGGTTCGTGGATACTGCCGCTGAACTACACTACGGCGCTGGCACCGATGCGCCGGAAGCGCCGTTCGATCTATCCACCGAACCGGACATGGCGAACACCTTCCCGGTGCGGATCGATTCCTGGAAGCGGGACTTCACGAACCCGATTAACCGGGCCTTCGTGCGTGGGCAGTTCGATGAAACGGGCGTGGCCGTGCAGGCCGAATACGCCGATCCGGTTTCCATTCAGAAGTATGGGGAATACAGTTATTCGCTGATCGATGATCAGATCATCAATACCTTCGATGCCGAACTGAAGGCCAAAACAACGGTATTGAAATATGCCTATCCGGTGGAGCAGGGAACCTTCACCATCTGGAAGGATGATCTGGCTGTGGGCCAGATGGTTCACATCACCGAACGCACGCTGGGGATCGATGGGGAATTCATCATCCGCGCGCTATCGATGGCGTGGAAGGGGAAATGGGAAGTCGAATATACGGCGCAGTTCGGCGCGTCACAGCCTGATCTGGAAACGTACCTGCGCCAGTTGGATCAGCGCAGCCGCTGGAAGTCGGCGCTGCCGCCACCCATCGGGGAAGTGGATATCCCACCGGGCAGCATCGAAGACATTCACATAAAGCAGCCGGGGCTATCGGCGGGCAGTATCAACAGCGTTAGTTCCGGGGCCATCATCGGCACGATCAACGCGGGCCAGATCGCATCGGTGAATGCATCGTCCATCGTCGGGCAGATCAACGCGGGCCAGATCGGAACCATTAACGCGGGCCAGATCACAGGCCAGCTAAACGCTGGGCAGATCGGCGCGGTGAACAGTGGCGTAATCGTCGGCCAGCTAAACGCCAGCCAGATCGGATCGGTGAACGCATCGTCCATCAGTGGCGTGATTTCCAGCGCCCAGATCGGCAGCATTTCGGCGGATAAAATCACGGGCGCGATCACGGCGGGCCAGATCGCCAGCGTGAACGCAGGCAGCATTCAAGGCGTGATCAGCGCGGGCCAGATCGGATCGGTGGCCGCAACTTCCATCACGGGCGTGATCACCGCAGGGCAGGTGGGCAGTATCAACGCAGGCGTGATTCAAGGGGTGATCGTCACTTCCCAGTTAGCGGATCGGATTATTGACGATCTGGGCAAATACGCGAACGCCATGCGCCCGATCCCGATCCTTACCGGGGCCACGCTGCCGGGGCTTCCGAATTCGGATTACGCGCCGGGTACGTTCTTCTATTACGAACCGGATGGGAACTTCTATCAGATCACGCCCGACGGCACCACTTGGACATACGCGGGCAGGAACCCGGATGCGCTGGTGGGCCAGTTGCGCGTCTTCGCAGTGGGGAAGATCGAAGCGGGTTCCATCGTCGGATTGATCACCGCTGGCCAGATCGGAACGATTAATGCAGGCCAGATCGTCGGCACCATCAGCGCTGGCCAGATCGGCAGTATCCGGGCGGATCAAATCACCGGATCGATCACGGCGGCGCAGATCAGCAGCCTGACGGCGGCGCAGATCACCGGACAGTTGCAGTCTTATCAGATCGCCACGATCACGGCAGGCCAGATCAGCGGGCAGATCACGGCGGGCCAGATCGCCAGCGTGACGGCATCCACGATCCAGGGGGCCATCACGGCGGCGCAGATCAGCACCGTGAACGCAACTTCCATTCAGGGGGTGATCACTGCCAGCCAGATCGCTTCGGTGAACGCGGGTTCCATCGTCGGCGCTATCACGGGCGGGCAGATCACCAGCATTTCGGCGGGCCAGATATCCGGCCAGATTGTCGCTGGCCAGATCGCCAATATCAACGCCGGAACGATCACCATCGGGCTGATCGTGGATGGCCAGATCAGCACGCTGAACGGCGGGAAGATCATCGCCGGAACCATTGATTCCGCGCGGCTGAATGCTACCGCGATCAATGTGGGCGGCGCTGGGAATATGCCGGGTGTGTTCCAGGTATACGACGCGGGTGGCAGCATCGTGGGCCGCATCGGCCTGATGACGGGCGGATACTACGGCGGGTGGTTCCGCGTCTTCGGCGCTGGTGGCACCACCTATGCCGATGCCGTGGTGAAGACCGATCTATCTGGGAATGTAGCTATCAGCAACGCCACCATCACGATCACGGCAAGCGGTTCTAAGTTAGACGCTGGGCCTGCCATCTTTAACGGAACCTATAATTCACTGGCGTGGCGCTGCACGCAGGGCAGTGAAGAATCGCTATTCATGTCGCGCGGGATCGTGTCTTATTACGCCGGATCAACGGTGTGTTCGCTGGTGCGTTCGCCTTCCAGCCCATCCTGCGGGGAACTGGCCATCTATGGCGCTGGCGTGATGAAGATATTCCTGGACGGAACCAATGGGATCGCGCGCGCATCGGGCTTCCAGACGAATTCACTAGTAGGCGTCACCGCGTCCATCACCACGGGCGGGGGCGGATCGCTGGCCGTGGCCGGGGGCATTATCACCAGCTACGTGAATGGATCGGGCAGCGGTGGGGGCGGCGGCACCGGGCTGTATACCACGGTTTATAACGTGGACAATTCGTCCATGACTTATAGCAACGGCCTTCTAACTTCCACGGGCGGCGCGACAATCACGAAGATCACGAAGCAGATCAACGTGGCGCGGCCCGGTTCCGGGTACTGGGAACTGTATTTTAACAACGGTCTACTTTCGGGGTGGATCGAACATCCGTAAACCAACCAACAGAGGAACACACCATGAACGAACAGACAGAACAGCAGCCGGAAAACTTCCCGCTGGACGATGCCGCCATTGAAGCGCTGGCCGAATACGATCAGCAGGAACGCACGATCAACGTGGCGCGAAGCGCCGTGCTGGCCTACTTCCTGCGCCAACATAAGATGACGGGCGAATGGCAGATTGCGCCGAATCGGAAGGAACTGGTGCGCGCCCAGACGCAGCAGCCACAGTTACAGCCGGGGCCGCTGCCGATAATGGACGCACGCGCCGAAGCACAAAAGTAAAGGGGGCCGCACATGGCCGATGTAAATCCACAGACGATCATCTTCCCAGTAGTTCCGGTGATACCCGGAGACGTGGCACCGGGCGGGCTGATCCGCGCCGCCCACATCAATCAGATCACGCAGGCGTGTGAAGACCTGTGGACCGATGTGCAGGCGCTGAATGCCACAGGTGATGTGCCGAACACGCGGCGCATCATCGCGGGCAGCGGCATGTATGGGGGCGGCACGCTGGAAGCCGACGTTACCCTAAACGCCAATATCGTTAGCGTGAACGGGAAGACGGGAACCGTGGTGCTGACGGCCACCGATATCGTGGCCATGGGCGGCGTTCCCATCACGCGGGCCATCATCAGCGGCACGGGCCTATCGGGTGGCGGGGATCTATCGGCGGATCGCACGCTGGTGGTGGTGGACGATACCACCACGCAGCGGGTGCGGATTCTAAGCGCTGGCACACTGACGGCGGCGCGGCCTGCGGTGAACTTCATCGCCGGGAATAACATGTCGCTAGTGGTGGCCGATGACGCGATCAATAACCGGGTGAACGTCACCGTTCATGGGGCCACGGGTATGGTACCCACCACGCGGCAGATCATCACCAGCACCGGGTTAACCGGGGGCGGCGATCTATCGGCGGATCGAACCCTATCGGTGGTGGCCGATACCACCGTGCAGAAGGGGATCGTCAGTAAGGGCGGCGTGCTGGTGGGAACGCGCCGGGAAATCAATTTCATCGAAGGCGCGAACGTCACGATGACGATCACCGATGATGCCGCGAACAATCGGATTAACTGCACGATCAACGGCAGCGCGGGTGGATCGCAGACGCCATGGACTTCGGACATTCAAGCGGCAGGCTTCCTGCTGCATAAGACGGGCGGGATCGGGATCGGCGCGCAATCAGGCAACGCCAGCCCATCCACGGGTATATCGATTTACGGGGCGGCGCATTTCGACGCCTTAAACCAGATCAATACATCGGCGAACGGCTACGCCGGGTGCAATTTTCAGAACGATGTGGGGCATACCCTAAACTGGCGCGTGCAGGGTAGCGCCCGCGCAGCGCCCGACGTGGCGCAGATCACGGTGAATTCGTGCAACCTGGAAATCCTGCGGGATACGGCGAAACGCATCATCATTACGGCGAACGGCGTGGGCATCGGCACGCCAGCCACCACCGCGCCACAAGCGGCATTGCACGTTTCTAAGGGCGCGAATGACGTGGATGCCGTGGTAATTTCGGGCGCGGAAAATACTAAATACATGATCTTCCAAGCGAACGCGACGGGCGGGCGAATCCTGCATTGGAACGGGACGGGCATGGGTAATATCATGCTGTGCCCCAGCGGCGGAAACGTCGGCATTTTCACGACTGCACCTATATGCAAGTTAGACATAGTGGTGCCGAATGTCGTCGCATCTGATTCCGCTTACGGTGGGTGCGGCGTGCGGATTGGACGTGGAATAGATAATGTAAATCGCGCCATTCTATTCGGCATTAGCGATACAGAAAATCTGGGATGGATACAGACCGTTCATCCAGGTGTAGGGGCGATCAATTGTGCAATCAATCCACTTGGTGGGCAAGTCGGCATCGGTCTAGCCGTGGCTACTTATAAGTTGCATGTTGCTGGGCCGGGAACAGTTGAAGCGGCCAGTGTATTCACGCCATCGCTGAATAGGTCTA